CGCATCAGGTTGAATGAAGTCAGCACCCTCACCACTCAAGAGAACGAACGTTAAGGCATTTGCTTCCATGTCCTTAAGTGTGTTCCCCGTGTAGTAAGTATGCGGAGCAACGACAACTCCTCCGTGCATTACTCTGTCAAAGGTGTAACTGATGGCATTAGGTTTGTAATCACGGTAACCACCATAACCAATAAAGTCACCTTGAAACACTGTAAAGGGTGATACACTCTCACGGGGTAGACAATGTAAGCAACGAATGAGGATAGACTGTAGTTCAAACTGTGGATGGTTTCTACATATGTCCTCTACTGTGTAGTTAATCTTAGGGGTCTTTTTATTAAAGACTGACTTCGTACCGACAAAGAACTTTCCGTTATCTGGGTTGATTCCCCAAACGATTGCGGGAGAACCATCAATCTTAACTGAATAGTCATTCGGTGCTAAGAACGCATCCAATACGGAGAGGTCACCCGTGAGAATGGTGTCCTCTGGGTGTTCAAGGTGTAATCTTTTCATTACGCATACCTCCCTGCTGGATGTGGATTGTCTGGGGTACAACCGAATGAAGCAAAGAAAGCATCCATTAGCGGGCGGTTGACTTCGGGGTCGTCAAAGTCAACTCCCCCTGCGTGGTCTACTCCCCACTCTGCAACTTCGTCAATAAAAGTTTCAAAATCTTCGCATAAGTAAGCAACGTCATAAAATGATTCTTTCTCTTGAATACGGTTGATAAGTCTTTGGGTTTTTGTGGTCATAGTGAACTTGTTTGTATATACTTATTATAATACCCCACTCTTACGAATGGGGTAATGTGTGTGACAGTAATTAAACTGTCATACCTGATTGAAAAGGAATAACTGAACCATTTAATCTATCAGATACGAACCACTGCCAATTCTTTTGAAATACACCGAAACCAGTAGCAAACTCATCTAATAATGCATTGAGTCTGGATTTTGTGGTATTAGATTGCCAACCACCATCTAATAAGGATAAAGATTCATTTGCGTAGTTGTAGGTAGCAATGTGGTTTCCGTGTAGGTAAACAAAACAATTTTCGATGGTGTTGTCAAAAGTTGTGACTGTGTTGTCTTTGCTCCATGCAATTTTGTTTCTAACTGCGTGGTTCATTTGCTGTTCAATCTGTCTCATAATGTTTGGGAATTGGTTTGCTATACACTTATTATAACCGAATAAGCAACGGTATGAAGTCAGTGTGTGGCAGTTTATAAACTGTCCTCAGTTTCTGTGTAGTGATAAAAAAGTTGATAATATAAGTCATTCATCAAACCGAATTGAAAAGAAGTGGTTGCATGAATGTCAGTCTCACCTTCATAGCACTTTAAAATTTCTGCGTAGTTCATAGGAAGAAAATGATTAGGATAACGACAATTAATTTAATCATTGGCACAATGCTTCAAAACGTCTTTGTGCTTCTTCCGCGATCTCAGGTAGGTAACCTAACTCTGAATCCTGATCAATCGCGTCAAGTTGATCCTGTGTTAGATTGTGAGCAACTGCGTAGTCAACCCACGCTTCGTCATATAATTGCTCTAATAGAATTTCATTGTTTAGACAACTCATTTGGGAACTCCTTTGGTTTGTTATGTACTTATTATAATTGAGACAGGGACTAATGAAAGTCCCTGTTACAGATTCTTAATACTCTGAAACAATCTTCAACCAGTTCCAAACTTCTGCTTTGGTTAACCATCCGCGAACATCCTGCCACTCATGGTCATCATATACGATTTTGTCATCTTTTAAAAGAGCAATTTCATAAAGACCTTCGGATCCTCCGTATGAATGCTCATGGCATGCTACGGATAATCCGTAACCATTGTCGCAGTAGTATCTTACTACTTCATCGTTTGGTCTGATAACTCTTTTTTCTGTGTACATTTGGGAACTGGTTTGTTTGTTATGTTCTAATTATAAACGTACTGGCAAATAAATGCCAGTACATATGATACATTTATAGGTATCCTGCAACCTCATTACCTGGTTCATCATAAAACCAAGAGATGTGCACATCAGGGAATAATTGACGTAATCGCATACAAACTCCTTCGGGAGGTGCCCATGCTGTTTCAAAGTTTGCTTCAAATGATTCAATTTCATCCTCCCACTCTTCTTTCTGAACATCCACGTTGCCAGCAACATCCCACTTAGTTCCCCAGTTTTGATTTCGCCAGTCATACCAGCGATCATCCTGACGACCATTCGACCATTCTGAAACAACTGCGAACACTTCGCCATTTGGATTTTTCATCTCAACTTTCTTTGGATATTCGCCATCCACTGGAATTTTACTCCATTCGGGTTCGGGAATAACTTTGCCAAAAACTGATTTCTCATCAGCAAATATATCATAAACCTTCTGTAAATCTTTTTTGTTTTCTGAGTAAACATTAACTCGGTTTGTGCACCAATTAGGCATTTGGGAAGTCTCCTTTGTTGATATACTTATTATAAACCCCACTCTTAACGAATGGGGTGATAGGGTGACAGTTAATTAACTGGCACACCCTTCCTTTACAAATGCTTTTCTGTCTGCTATGTATTGTAAACGCGCTCTGGAT